GGTCCATCTACCGTAACGATGCACTGTACCGGATTGAGTCTGGTTCGTCCATCGCCTAGTTGATGGCTGGTGGGGGCCACATCATATAGCGGGTGTGGCCTCCACTGCACTACTGGTTTTGTTTCTACAAAGATAAGGATTCAGCGTGGCTGACAATCTCCCTAACACTATTGAGAATCAGTTGCTTGATGCGCTGGTGGGTACGTCCGCGTACACTGTCACCACGCCGATCAAGTTGGCCCTGATGACGGCTAACGGTTCCGACTCGGCCCCCGGCACTGAGGTGACTGGTGGCTCGTACGCCCGACAGACGATCACGTTCGGTGCGGCATCTAGTGGTTCTATCACCAACGGTTCCGCTGTCACGTTCACCGGTATGCCCGCGTGTACCGTGGTGGGTATTGAGATTTGGGACAATGCGGGTTCACCGAAGCGTCTCGCCTACGGTCCTCTCACCGTGTCCCGCACTGTTTCCGCTGGGGACAGTGTTGAGTTTGCAACATCGGCTGTGACTCTCAGCCTGTCGTAATGCTCATTGACATTACGGAACCAGTTGTTCAAATGCTGGGCTACGGCCTGTCATTTGAAGGTTCTGCTTCACTTTCTGGTGAATCGGATTTAACGTCCGCATTGTTCGTTATCGCCTCCGCTGGGGCGTCAATGTCGGGTGAGTCTGATCTCACGTCTACGGCCACGTTGAGGGCTTTCGCGGAAGCAGCATTGTCTTCCGAGTCTGACCTTGCCGCTAACGGTTTCGGTGTGCTGTTCGCTTCCGCAGCCATGTCTGCTGAGGCGTCGTTGACGGTGAACGTGAAAGTGATTAACGCCGCAGCGAGTATCGTGATCGGGTCATCTGACTTGGTGGCAACGTCAACTAGGTTGCGGCTTGCTACAGCAACACTGTCGTCTGAGAGTAATCTGACTGCGACATTGTATGTTGTGGCACCAGTTGAGGCTAGGCCGCTAGTGTTCAGTTCAAACTTCACGGGGACCGTGTACGTGCCATCTAGATACCTTGTGCTACCCACTATTGAACTAGCATACACGGACAACGTGCTGTTGAGCCGCTACCCGATTGATAACGGTCAGGCACTCTTGATTACGGGCACGTCGGGTGAGCTGCTCACGTTCCCCGCGCAGGAGGCTATCGCTGACGCGGACTACTATTTCCGTGGCGGTGCCACGAACATTCTTGATGACGAGTCGGAGGCCGCCGTTGTGGCGGCAGGATACGGACAATACATTGTTGTCGAATAACTGCCGCACAGGCTGCAAAACAAAGAACCACGCCACGTACGCTGAATGTTTACAGGCAGCAAACCCAACGATCAACGCAACCGTGACGAGCGGTCTCGCGTCTATGTGGTCGAAGACTAAGAGTGATCTTGCCGCGTATGAGACGGCGAGACGTAACGGAATCCAACCCGAGGGGACAACCATTGACAAGGTACGTCAGGCTGAGACTGCTTCTCGTGCTTTGGGTCGCCCGTATGACGCAAATACTATGCCCCCGGCGTCCATGATCGTGAACAAGAACACGGCCCGTTTCGTGAATGCGAGCAACTAGATGAGTACGTTTAGCCAGTTAACTGACCAGACGTTGATGCAACTGTATGGTTACACGACACTGCAGGATCAGGCCACTTATTTGACTGCCTCCGCTACAGCGTCCGCGACTGTCTTGTCGGTGAATGACGTGACCGCTATCTCGCGTGGCATTGTGGAAATCGGTGACGAGATCATCTGGATTGACTCTATTGATTCGTCTGCGAAGACGATCACGGCACCCCCGTATGGTCGCGGGTTCCGTGGAACGACGGCTGCAGCGTACTCGCCCGGTGTGCGTGTCGTATCCTCACCAATGTTTCCACGCAGCATGGTGAAGCAGGCCATTAATGACGCTATCATCTCCGTGTACCCTGAACTGTTCGCGGTAGGTGAGACGACGGTAACGTTCCAGCCCGCTATCAGCACGTATGCTTTGCCTGCTGGGGCGTTGGATGTTCTGCAAGTTTCGTGGCGCACGACTGGCCCGTCGAAGGAGTGGCTGCCTGTACGCAGGTTGCGTGTCGATAAGCACGCTGCCACGTCAGTGTTCTCCACCGGTGTAACGTTGAGCGTGTATGATTCTATTGTTCCTGGTGCGGCAATGAATATCGTGTTCACGAAAGAACCGTCACCGTTGGTGAATGACAGTGACCCGTTTGCCACGACTACTGGTTTACCGTCGTCGTGTGAAGACCTTATCCGTTTCGGTGCATCCTACCGTTTGACACCTTACTTTGACTCTGCCCACTTGTCTGGCCAGTCCGCTGAGGCGGACTACTCCGGTCAGCCACGCAACCAAAACAATGCAGCATCCCTGTCTAGGTTCCTTCTGCAAATGTACCAGGTCCGTTTGGCTGAGGAGACTCGTGGTTTGCAGAACCTGTTCCCCGTCCGTAGTTATTTCACCCGCTAGGTAAAGGAAGAACATATGGCACGTAGATACTATTCGTCTACTGCGGCCCGAACGACACTATCGACGGGTATCAACGACAGCACCACCACTATCGGTGTGGTGGCTGTGTCCGGTTGGCCGTCGTCGTTCCCGTATACCCTGATCATTGACCAGGACACGGTGAATGAGGAAATCGTTGAGGTGACGAACCGTTCCGGCACCACGTTGACGGTGACTCGGGCCGTGGATGGGACGACTGCTAAGTCGCATGACGCGGGTGCTGCCGTGAATCATGGGGTGTCTGCTCGTGATTTCGATGAGCCTAATGCGTTTTTGAATGCGGGCACGTTGCCGATTGTGACGGCTAAGGGTGATTTGCTGGTTGGTACTACGAGTGGGACGGTTGATAATCTGCCGGTTGGTACGAATGATTTCGTGTTGACTGCTGATTCGTCGCAAACGTTTGGTATCAAGTGGAGTGTTGCTGCTGCTGGCGCTAAGGGTGGCGGTACGGATAAGGTTTTTTGGGAGAATGGTCAAACGGTTGGGTTTGATTACACGGTTTCTTCTGGCACTAATGCTGGTAGTTTTGGGCCGATTACGATTGGGGCGAGTGTTACTGTGACTGTTCCTTCTGGCGCATCGTGGGTGATCGTCTAATGACACTCAGATTGAATGGTTCTACCTCGGGGTATGTGGAGTTGGATGCTCCCGCTGCCGCTGGTACTACTTCTATCACGTTGCCTGCTACGAGTGGGACGTTGGCGTTGTTGAGTCAGTCGGGGAAGATTTTGCAGGTTGTGCGAGCGACTGATAGTACGTCTAGAAGCACTAGCAGCACGACTTTCACGGATGCCACGATTTCCGTGACGATCACGCCAGCAGCGACGAACCATACAGTGTTGCTTATTTGGAGTTTCGCTGCAAGGGTTGACGGTGCGGTAGCCCAAGCCGCGTACGCCCGCTATCAGATCACCGACAATAGCAATAACGCGGTCGCGGGCGCTGAAGCGCATAGATTTGGTGACTCTGAGGCGGAAAGAATTGCGTTTTCTACGCAGACATTGTTGGCATGGGCTACACCTGCAACGACTTCCGCAGTAACTTACAAGGGTCGATTCCGCGTCGAAAGTTCAGCGTCGCAGGTTGCATACGTCAATAACGCCGACAGTACCGGACAACTATTCGCAATAGAGGTATCCGCATGATTACTGTTGCACAAGCCGTAATGTCACTACGTCCCGGTGTTGAGTGGTCAATGTCCGGTGACGACGTTGAGGGCATCATCTGGCACACACCAAACGTGCAGCCACTCACCACCGCCGAGGTACAAGCGGAGGTTGCACGCCTAGAGCAGGAGGCTGCCGATAAGGCTGCTGCTGATGCTGCTGCCCGTGTAGCGGCTATCGCTCACGCTAAGAGTCTCGGGTTTACTGATGAAATGATTACAGTGTTGTACCCGTCGTTGGGGGTGGAGTAATGCCTATTGTTTTGAATGGTAATGGCCCTGTGACGGGTTTGACTTCGTTGAATACGACGGTGTCTGATACGGAGTTGGGGTATTTGGATGGTGTGACTTCCGCTATCCAGACGCAGATTAATACGGCTGGTGGGTTGGTGAAGATCACGGATCAGTCGTTTAGCGCGGTGTCCTCGGTTTCGGTCAATAATTGTTTCTCATCAACCTACGAAAACTATCGCGTGGTTATATCAAACATTATTTCCGCATCAGGGCAACCCGATGTTTATTTGCGGCTACGAGTAAGCGGTTCTGATAACAGCACCGCTGGAAACTACAGATACGGCAGATTTTACTATCAAATATATGGGACTAATAGCGGAAGCAACACAAACGTTTCTGATTCTTTTTTTCAGGTTGCGGTTGCTGACACGGATACTGCTGGAAATGTTGTGCTTGATATTTTCCAGCCCTTCGCAACAGCCCGAACGTCGCTTACTTTGCTTCTGACCGGACAGTGGTTTCAAGGTCATGGTGGTCAAATGACCGTAAATACGTCGTATACAGGTTTCACGTTCTTCACTAGTGCACTCAACATAAGCGGCACTATCCGCGTCTACGGGTACAGGAACTAATCATGGCTGACGTATTAGAAATCTGGGCTGACACGGGCGAGACCGTGCAACGTGACTTCACTGCGGAGGAAGCGGCGCAGCGTGAAGCGGATGCTGCCGCGCACGCGGCTGCTGTAGCAGAGGCGGAGGCTGCTGCTGCCGCTAAGACAGCGGCGTTGGAGTCTGCTAAAGCGAAACTGGCGTTGCTTGGTTTGGATGAGGTTGAGGTTGCGGCGATTGTTGGAGGTTCCGCGTGAGTACGTTGCGTGTTGCAGCGGTCAATAATGCTGCCGCTACCACTGGTGGTTTGAGTATTGATTCGTCTGGTGTTGTGACTGGCGGGTTGCCTTCACCGAACCGTAATCTTCTCTACAACGGGGCTATGCAGGTGGCTCAGCGTGGTACTAGCACGACGGGGATCACGGCGACTGGGTATTACACGGCTGACCGCTGGCAGGCAATCCTTTCTGGCCTCGGCACTTGGACGCAGACAGTTGAGAACGATGCACCGACTGGTTCAGGTTTTCGCAAAAGTCTAAAGATGCTGTGTACAACGTCTGACGCTGCACCTGCCGCTGGCGACCTTTTGTACATGACTCAGATACTTGAAGGTCAGGATGTTCAGCGGATTGCTAAGGGTACTTCGTCCGCGCAGCAAGTTACGCTTTCGTTTTGGGTGAAGGCTAATGTGACGGGAACATATGTTGCTGAATTGTACGACGTAAACAATACGAGGCAGGTTTCAGCCGCATACACGGTTAGCGCGTCAGCAACGTGGGAGAAGAAGACTATTACATTTCCGGCTGACACTACCGGCGTTTTTACTAACGATAATGCGGCGGCCTTGTACGCGATTTTTTGGCTGGGGGCGGGTTCTACATACACGGGCGGTACGCTGAATACTGTTTGGGCTGCCGATACGTCAAATAAGCGTGCTGCCGGTCAGACGAATCTTGCTGCTGCCACGAACAACTACTGGCAGATCACGGGTGTGCAGTTGGAGGTTGGCCCTACTGGGACGGGTTTCGAGTTCAAGTCGTTTGGTCAGGAATTGCGGGAATGCCAGCGGTACTATCAGAGAATCGTCGCTGGTACTGCTTATGGTTATGTTTCGCATTGGGGGACAGCACTATCTACTGTTGCTGCTGTCATGACACTTCCCATGAAGGCCACACTACGAGTGGTTCCAACGTCAATCGATCACGCCAACCTGACCACGACGCAGGACAATAGCAATGTCATTGCTGCCACGGCTATCGCACTAAGTGCTAGTTCGTCAGCAGACAATCCGCTCATCTCCATCACTGTCGCTTCCGGGTATACGCAGTTTCGTCCTACCGCTCTGATTGGCAATAACAATGCAAATGGCTATATCGGCGTGAGTGCGGAGTTGTGATGTACCGATCCATGACAATCAGCGAAGTAGAACACATCCTGCGCGATCTGCCTGACGGTGGTGTGCAGTCGTTCCCCAACGTGGACGGCAACGACGGTCCTGAGCGGGCAGCGTATCTTGCGTGGCTTGCTGCTGGTGGTGTGCCGGAAGTGATCGAACCGTAAACCCGCAATAGACGGGAGCCCTGAGCATGGCTATAAACGGCTCCCTTTTCTTTGCCCACCCACCTATTGAGGGGTACTGGTTTTGTCCACTGATATTAGCGATGACGTAGTTGAGGAACTAGGTTCTACACTAGAGGCACCTGGCGGTGTCGGATCGTACGGTCCTGACGCCCTGCGTTGGGATTGTTCTATCGGTGGCCTAGAGTTCCTGTTCGCTAATAACGACCAGTCCCCGATGTTCCGCAAAACTGCACAGTTTCGCAGGGAGCGTATCGACACGGAACGTGACCCTGGCGAGCAGTCACTAGAGAACGGCTTGTGGCTCCGCTCGCAAGCCTCGTGGCATTACGGTGCTGGTTTGTCTTCGGCTGAACCGTTGGAGGTTAACAGTAACGAGGCACGGTTCCGGTTCTACCAGTCTGGGGGTGTGGACCCGTGGACACCGGGCCAAGTGCAGTTGTTGAACAAGACCGCTTCCGTGTACGCCCAGTCTGTCGCCTCGGGTCAACAGTTGATCGGTATTGAGACTGGTGTCCTTCTGGCTGCTGCAGCTTCGGTCACGTACATCACTAACGCCGGTACAGCAACATCCGTGAACTGGGGTGGCACCGATACGGTATTCAGTATCACGGACACTGGCGAAGTTTACTTGGTGTCTGACGTGGTTGGCATCTGGAAGGGCACCCTGCCGTCCAGTAACGGTGCGAAGATTTACAACAAGCACTATGCCACACCCACGTACAGTCTCGTACGGTGGGTGAAGTCCCGTCTCATGTATGCGGAAAACCAGGGCTTGTGGGAGGTCACGAACCTGTCACCATCCTCATCCACTATCGGTAACCCGTTCTTCGCCAACCCGAACGCTAACTGGCGTTGGACTGATTTCGCTGACGGACCTAACAGTATTTATGCTTCAGGCTATTCGAAAGAGTCATCCCAGATTTACCGTATAGGTGTCACGTCGGATAACACTGGCGTGGAGTTGGCTGTGCCAGTGGTCGTGGTGGATATGCCTCGCGGCGAGGATGTCCTGTCCATGTACTCGTATGTGGGTTCGTTCCTTGTGGTCGGCACCACGAAGGGTGTCCGTATTGCCCGTATCGAATCGGACGGGTCACTGTCCCTCGGCCCGCTCGTGTTCAACGGTGTCGCTGTGGATGATGCTGTGGGTTTCGGTTCGTACCTGTATGTGACTTCACGGGATCAGGGTAATCGTGGTAACCGTGTGACGGCTGCTGGTTTGCGCCGCATCAACCTTGGCCAGATTCTGAATAATGACCCGCTGCAGTTCGCTTGGGCGAATGACCTTGTTGCGCCTTCTAACTTTGACGGCTCGGCTAGGAGTGTCACGGTTTCTGGTGGGAAACTGTGGATTGCGGTGGATGGTGCCGGTATCGTGAAGGAGCAGGACACGTTCGTGTCTGAGGGCTGGATTGAGACTGGCCGTATCCGCTTGGGCACGATGGAGCAGAAGGCGTGGCGTGACCTTCGCATGATCGCCCCGAACACGTTGAGTGGCGAGATTATCGGTAA